CCGGGTGTGTAACTTTCTGACCATCCCTCGACTATTCCGAGGAATTGGCTAAATGGTGCAGGCTCTGGCAGGTTGCCGACTATTACGCTTGAGCCGGAAATGAGGTTGAGAACTAGGTTACGGTCGGGCTCACTCAACTGGTCCACGTAAATAGAGATATTGCCCAGGTTCCATAATGGGAAAGCCTGTGCGAGGATGATTGCGGCCGCTCGGCTGTTTGCGTCTGCGTTGGCTTTTAGGCCTGTTTCGAGGGTGAGGGCACGTCGGCCGTAGGTGGCGATCGAGGTGGCGTCGGTAGCCTGGTGATACGACGGGTTACTGCCATGGCTTACTAAGGCGTCGTTAATGATGCTCGACTGATTCTGATTCCATGAGGGCGTGTAAATGACGCTATTAGCGGGAAGCATTGTGGCGGCGAAACTGGTGGGGAATGAGTCCCATGTCTGCTCATAGAAAGACCACGGGTTAATAAGGGCAGACCATGCGCCGGCAAACGCTGTCGAGCCTCTCGAGCCATAAGACTCGAATACGATAACTCCCGTAGGCGTATCGAAATACGTACCGCCGGACCACTCCGCTAGGGCCTGTAGACCGTCTAGGCACGTTTGGGGAACTGCATTGCCGGCGGATACGGCGAATAGTTCTAGGCTCGAGGTTCCACCATTTAAGAAGGCTTCTCCGGAGTCCGTGAGGATTTCCTCGGCCCTTGAGTAGACCGTTTCTGAGGAATAGCCGCCGGTTCCTGTAATCCTCGAGCCCAGGTTAGACAGGTTGCCAATAGCGGTCACGGTGGTAATTGCTACCGGGGGCACTGAGGATAGGTGAGTTATCGAAATGTCGGATACTTCGCCGGTAAATCGGGTCGTAGTCCATGCGTTAATGTCCACGCTGTCCGATAGGGCAATATCTAGCCCGGCCGAGCCACGAATAGCAATAACCGCGGTAGAGGCTTCCGGTTGGCTAGAAATGTCGTTACGGCCGTGGGTAATGCTCACCTGATATTCGACGTCATCTAGGTTGAGGCTCACGCCTCCGACAATGATATGACTAATAGGGCTCGTCATGAGTTGAGAGCCTGCCCGGTGCGGCCTAGTCGCCTATCAGAATCGAAGATTGCTCGCTCGATTGCCTGGGCAATCGTGGTGGAGTTGAGCGATGAAATGAAGCCCATAGGAGAGCCGGCGATACGTGCTGCGGCCTCGGTACTCATGGCAGGCCCACCGGAAAGGGTGGACGTTGCGCCGGACTGGGCCACGCCTGCGGCCCGGAGTGCGTCGACGATTTCTTGGGCTGCTGCATCTCCAATGGTCTTGCCCATTGTGCGGCCCATTTCCTCGAGCATAGATGCGGAAGCGGCCAGGGCATTCTGTGTGCCCGTGAGGAATTGGACTGCCGAATTTACGCCTGCAATGAGGAATTCGGGCGTCATGCGTTCGGCTGTGGTCTGAGCCATTCGCTGCACTTCTACGAGTTTCGACTGCATCGTAGGGATTAGGCCCTGTTCGATCATTTCGGCGGCAAGTTTGTTGCCGGCTTCCGGGCCGAGTGCGGCCACTGCGTCGCGTAGTTCTGGGCCGCCTTCACTGCTGATCTTCTCGAGGTAGCCACCGAATATGCCGGCCTGCTCGATCTGCTTGTTAAAGCCGTCGAGGAGGCTTTGCCCGGTGCGCTTGCCGTCCTCGTCGAATTCTTGGATGGTTCCGAGGTTTATACCGGAAGTAATATTGGCGGCCATTTTCGACTGCCATTCGGTCATCTCTTCCCGGGCTGCCTGTAATTTCTTTTCGGCGTCGCCCAGTTGGGCGGTGAGTTCTTTAACGAGGTCAATTTGCTTACGCAACTGCGGGTTCATTTGCTTAATCGCTCCGGTGAGGCTTCCGCCGCCACCACCGCCGCCGCCACTCCCGGACATTTCTTCGCGGGATTTCTTTAGACGCTCCTGCATTCTGGCCAACATATTGTTCATGCTGTTCATGCCGTTATAGGCCGCCGTAGGTGTGCCGCCTGTCTCGGCCCCACCGAATGCGAAGACTGCTCGAGTTGCTGCTGCGGCCCCGTAGGCCGCGTATTGGATATATTCGAATTCTTTACCGTAGGCTCGAGCCTGCTTCACTGCCTGCTGGAAAGCGTCGCCGGTTGTGGAAAGAATTTGCCAGGCTTGACTGAAATTATTTTGGCCGAGCGCGTCGCCTACCTCGAGCATTGCGTCTGCGAATCCGATTGCGTTAATGCCGGCGTCGTTAATGGCCGCGCCTACGTTCTGCGCTGCGGGCTGCATTGCGCGCATTCGGTCGACGGCGTTATCTAGTTCGGTGGAAGTGTCTCCCACTGCTCCGATAAGTCCGGTTCCGAATGCTTCGATTAGTTCGTCTGTGGCTATTTGGAGTTTCTTCATTCCGCCGGCGGCGGTGTTTGCTGCTGCTTCTGACTGGCCTTGGAATGTGGCAGTCAACTGTTCGTTAATGGCCTTCATGTCGCCGGACTTGAGGGTGGCAGCGTCAATGCCTGCGCCTAGTTTGCCGAGCGCGCCTGTGTTGCCGTCGTAAGCCTTGCCGAGTGCGTTAGATACTGCCTCGAGGCTCTTCCCTGTGCCCACGGATACGTCGAGGGCGATTTGGAGGGCCGATTGTGCTTCCTCAACTGAGCCAGTTGAGCGTACGAGCCGGTCGAATGCTGGGCGTAGTTCCGAGTCGGTTACGGCTGCGGTGTATTGCAGGTCGTCAATAAACTTGTTTACCTTCTCGGACTGGGCCCCGAATCCTAGATTGTTGAGGGTCGTTCCAAGTTTGGTTAATTCGGCTTCCTCTGCCATGGCGGCCTGTACACCTTGCACACCGATAGCCACGGCGAATGCGCCGGCTGCTGCCGTGGCACCAATTAGCGCAGGCCCGACCATGCTATTAAGGCTCTTGCCGAATACGGTAAACGAGTCGTCGGCCGACTTAAGTCCCTTGCGGAGTTTATCAACGTCTGCGGCAAGATAGACGGTTAGGGTTTTGCCGATTGCCATTAGAGGAAACTCCATTTCATAACGATTCGGTCAACGGCGGCCGACCATTCCTGCATTGCCCCGGTCTGGTATTCCCTGACGTTGCTCATCCAGTCGGAACCCTGACCGAAAGCCTCTGGGGCTCGTTTCTGTGAACCGGCTCGGCCTCGGTCCCCTTTGTCGGTCAAGTACCGAACCATGGTTGGAGAAGCCCCACCGGAGAACTTTTTACGGGCTCCGCCGATAGTGACCGCCGGTACTCGGTCTTTCCTGACCTTGACGGATTCGGCAATGACCTGGCCCCATGGGCCGGCGTAGTTAATGGCTGCCTCACGCCACGCTGGGGCCATATGCTTATCGGCCACCGATTGCGAGGCTACGCGGAGTTCTGCCGACGCTTCTTTAGGCAGGGCACGAAAGGCCCTGAGAACGTCGTTAAGGCCTTCTACGTACGTGTCGAATGTCTTAGTCGCTGCCACGGCCAAGCACCTCCACGATTGTTGCCAGTTGCCGGGGACTGTAGGCCGCTACCTCTTCCACGGGCCTGCCAATCCTGACGGCTAGTTGAGTTATGAATCTACGGACTGAGCCGCTTGGGTAGGGTCCGGCGTTTCGGCGTCCTCTGCCCAGACGGCCTTTTCCTTTGCCCAGGTCTTTACCTGTGCGAGCGTGCTGGGTGATTCCCCGGTCGAGTGGATATAGGCGCAGATTAGGCGAATGCCCATCGTGCCCGGCTTGCGCTTGGCCTTGTCGTACAGTTCCTCCGCTTCCATGAGGTCTGCGGAGCAGATCTGATAGGTAGCCGATTCTGGACTGTCTGACGTTGTTACGGTAATGCTTGGGTACATGGTGTTTCCCCGTTCTCTGTTGGTTGTTTAGGCGAAAGTGACGGTTCCCTGTGCGGAAACGGTGCAGGTTGCCACGCCTGCGGCGTCGAACGTGGTATCACAGGAGTCAATCCACATAGCGTTCCCGGTCCACTTGCCGACGGCCGATGCAATCTCCATGACGATGGAGGTTCCTGCCGCAATCGAGGTCTGAAGGGCGTCGAACATGCCCGAGTTCTCGTCATACAGGAAATCGAGTGAAATCGTCGAGTTGAGGTCGGTCTGATTAAATGCCACGTCGCTGAGAGTCTTAGTGCGAACAATGGTGGGCGTGGTGGTAACGGTGCCGGTCGTTACCTGGTCCTCGTACTGCGTCGCGCCAACTTTGACTGTGAAGGCGGCGCCGGACACTGAGACAACTGCCATTTTAATTCTCCTTCATATGGGCCGAGACGTTTATCTCGGTTGTGTAAACGGTGCCTTGCGCGCCCACGTCATTAAGTTGTGGGGGGTTTACGATATCCCACGAAAAGCCGTCGGGGATAAGTGGCAGTAGCGCGTCGACTGCATTTTCTATATCGAGCGTTGCTGCCTCATTGTTTCGGGGTGAGATGACGACTAGGACGCGCCAACGTACCCGGTAATTAAGGTTAGAGCCGATTCGCTCGGGAACAATCCAAGGCGAGTCGGGGACAATGACTACGGCCGGCGGCCGCGGCACTGCGGGAACTGTGGTGTAGACCTGTAGGCCCTGGCCGCTAAATGCGGTTACTAGGGCCTCACGGGCTTCCGTGGTGAGGGCTGTCATCCGATCATGCCCTTAACGTCCATATAGGGGCCCAGGAGTGACATAACTCGGCGGGTCATCCACACGGAAAGCCGATATGGCCCGGGTGAGAAGTCTGTTGCTACGGCCTGCCCGCCTGCGGCGGTTCGGGCCTGGAAGATTTCGACGGCCACTGACAGGGCGGCCTCTTTGCAGGCTGCCGGCTCGAGTTCGTATGCTCCGTCGGTGAGTAGGGAAGCAACGATATCGTCTGCGGCCTCGGCCACCTGATCGAAAGGCTCGAGCGGCGGGTCATAGTCGAGGTCTAGCGCGGTGGCTAGTTCCTCACCCGTCACGAGTGCCATATCGCTGCTTCCCTACTCTTGCGGCAATTAAGCCTGGTTGTAAATGCCGACGATGCCAGCGGGCGTGAACGGCGTAATGACACCATAACCATAGATTGCGGTGTCCCTGGCGACGTTACCTGCGACGTCATTAGAAATCGTGCGGGGTCCGTCCTCTGCCCAGCGAACTGCGGCGGAGTTGGTCACGATTGCGTCCTGAGTCTCGTTGGTTGCGAAGTTGCGTGCCAGAACGAGCGGCAAGCCCATGATGGATGCGCGAATGGTGCGACCATCGAACGTGCCCGACGCGTTAAAGTTGTTGTAGTTCTGGCTCTGGAAGTAGGACCAGGCTGCAATCTTCTTATAGACGGCGGAGTTAACGTAGACAACCTCTGCCGGCTGCCCGGTAGCGTTCTCAACGTCGACTGCTGCTGCCCAAACGGCCGCAACGAAAGCCTCTCCGGTGGTGTCTGCGGAGAAGTCGTAGTCGACACCGGCGGTGTCATTGGCCCAGAGTCCGGTCTGGAAGGCGTAGTCCGTCTCGGTGCCGTATGCGCCCATCATGATGCGCATGTGTGCGGTGACGTAGGAGGGGTCGGTACGCTCGATAACCTGCATCGTGAGGCGGTTGCCTGCGGCGTAGGTTGCGAGAGTCGCGGTGCCCTTCTTAATGTCGATATCGACCGAGTTAACTTCGTCGCCTTCGTTGCTCTGAATGGCGACAATGGCCGAAAGGTCTCCATCGAAGTAAGGCCAGTTGATGGTGAGTCCTGCGCCGGCTGCGGAAACTGCGCCACCGACGGCGTTGATGCAGGGGCGGCCACGGTCGAGAACGCCGCGGATATCGCGCCACCACACTGGGGGCACGAGGCCCGGTGCGTCGGCCAGGGTCGACACGTCGAGGGTGCGCTCTTCTGCACCTGAGTAGACGGCCTTAACGTACTCACCGAATGAACGGTAAACACTGAGTGGGTGAGCGGCCTCGGTGACGAATGCTCGAGCGGAGATTTCCGAGACTTCCCGGCGAACCTCTGCAATAGCCTCGCGGGCCTCAATGTCGGCGGTGACCGCAGGAGCGGTTTCCACCTCTACGGTTTCGACTGACATTATTTCCTCTTCTCTAATTGCGCTTACGCCTGCCGTGGCGTACGCGGGCATATGGGTAACGCTTACCTCTTGGATTGCAGCGCGGGCGTGCTTCACAATGGTTCGGGCCTTGTTCCAGATGGATTCTGCGGGGGTAAATCCTACGCTCAAGCCTCGCGCCGAATTGGTCCGAATGAGTGTGGCCGCGTCCCTGCCCATCGCGGTATTAGCGATATCGAAGCCGATATAGAGCCCATCGGGCTCGTTCTTGGCCTCGGTGATGACGCCAATGGGCTCTCCATGACGGTATGCGAGGGGCTTGCCGATTACGTCTGCGGGGTCGAATGCGTTGGCGTCGAATGATTCGCGCACTGAGCCGATCTGTGTTTCGACTCCGTAGGGAACTGCTCGACCGTATCCGGATGCCACGACGTCGGTGTTTTCCGACTCTTCGCGCATATCGAGGAGCAGGTCTGAGAGAAATTCGGTTGTCTGCACTTACGGCCTCATATCCGGGTCGGCTGTGATGATATCGGGCAGGTCGAGAAGATCGCGGGCCTCGTCAACGGTAATAACCTCGAGCGGGCGGAGCGTAGAAATAAGATTAGTGATTTCCGAATTGTTGGCCTTGAGAAATACGGACGTATCGAAGTCGACCGAGTGGCCTCGAGGAGTTACGTCATTCATTGACAGACGCTCGGAAATGAAACGCATTACTGGCGTAAGGCTTAGGTCGAGTAGGAGTCGGTACATGTCGACCCTATTTTGGTAGGTGAGATTTGCCCCTTGTGTCGACGCATTGAGCCACATGGCGTCCAGGTTTGCCTGCCGAGCAATGGCAATGGCGGAAGCATTGCGGGCCTCGGTGAGTTGCATGTCATTAGGCGAGAATCCGCCAACCGATTCCGTGGAAATGGTCGAATTGAGGTAAGCCGTCGACCGGGAGGTGCGAGCCTCTTCCCACGCGGTGAGCAGGTCGTCGACCACTGAGGCGGGCAGGTCTGCACCTGAGTTCTTAAGGATTACGTTGGGGCTCGGGTATTCGGCGTAGCGCAGGCACGCTGCCTCGAGGGCTGCTGCTGTATTTACTGCACTTGCCATAGTGCGGAGCCAACCGCCAAGGCCGTCACCATCGAATCGGATAATGTCTCGCATCGGGACATATACGCCATTCCAGTAAATCTGCCCTAGAGCCGGGAATACTTCCATAGAAGCGTCGGCCGACGGAGTGAAAGAAATCTGGTCGTAGGGCATATATTCGATTGCGCTGGGGAAGCCGTCCCACGAGCGGGCCGTGATATGCCAGTAAGCCACGTCTCTGGTGAGCAGGTCGGTAACTGTGCGGGTCATGATCGAGCCGTAAGTGGTTACCGGGTCGGGCTGCGTCAAGAAGTAGCGGGCTACTACCTGATCTTTGCCAATATATTCCTTTAGCGGAAATGCCGAAATGGTGTGCGTGTAGACCTTGAGAGCCTTAGTAAATGCCGGCACCTGTAGCGCAACGCTCATCGTGGTGGCATATACGTTCATGCCCTGCACCATGCTCAAGATGGTGGAAGAAATGTCGCGAACTTGCGGGACCGGCTCGGCTTCCATTCGCGCTGCCGCTTCCTGGATTTGAGCATGGTCCCGCAAGATCGCTAGTGAACGGGGAAACGCCACGGGTGTAATTCTGCTTCCTATATCACAACTGGTCAAGTGTGCGCGGTATTCGCGGTTTGTGCGTGTCTATATGGCGACGAATTCTGAGCGGTGAATAACTCGAGTGTTCTCCGGGTCATACGTTGCCGGTTGGCCCAAGGCCCATGCCTCTTCCATTGTTATCCATCCCCACACGTCGACTGTGCGAAATTCGGGGTCTGGCAGATGGGCGGCAAACAATATGAGTCCGAGGTTGAGTTGCCGGCGGCGTACTGCTGCCGTTTGGCCGGTGCGTACTCGCCTAACCTCGATATTGGTTCCCACGTCTGCCCGGTGCTTATTGGCCTCGTGGCTTTGCCCGGACCAATAGTGGCCGGCCCAATATCTATTGGTCGCTTTGGCCACGGCGAGTTCACATATGGCGGCGGCCTGTTGGGCTGTCCGGTCATCTTCCATAAGGTTTCGGTCATAGTGGGCGGCGTCGGATTTCTGCCAGTTGGCAGTGAATCGCTCGATTCCCACATGGCAAGCCCAGGAGTATTCCCACGGGTCGAGCGTGACGATCATTAGGCACGCCTCCTGGTATGGATGCGGGCAACTGGTCGAGGGGCCTTTGAGGCTTGCGCGGCGGCGAACATCACTGCCCGGGCACTGTAGACGCCTCCGTAGCCCATGCGGGCAGACATGACCCAACCGCCTTGCCTCTTGGAGATGGTCGACTGTGCGAAATGCTCGAGGAGCATCTCTGACCCGTCGTGCTTAATTGCTCGCCGGTCGAATAGGTCGAGGATATTTTGAGTCGCGGCCGCGGCCTCTCTTTGCCCTACTAGGGCGTCGAAACGCTCTTGGAGACGGTCGACATAGCCCGGAGTTACCTGTATGAATACGTTCGGGTGATCTCGACGGATTTCCCCTAGACGTGCGTCTACTTCTCGGATTGTCCGGTGAGTCGTGGCGCGCACAACGATGGTCCCGTCCTCGAGGGGTGCGGCGATTGCTACGGCGTGCCCCATGCCGTCGAAGTCTGACTCTACGGCGATAGACCAACAAGCGTCCTCCGGTAGTGGAGTATCTGATTTAGTTTCGTTCCACCATGAGTCTCGTAGCCAATGGTTCGACCGGATAACGCATTGGTTGAGGTATTCGCGTCTCCATGAGGATTCGTCAACGTTGGCGAACTGCTGCCGTAGGAATTTCTCGCGCTTTTCTGACCATTCGGGAGAGGCATATTTCCACGCTTCTACGTCGTCGATTTCGGCAGTAGGTGGGGCCGACCACTCGAGGAGTAGGACGCTGCCAGATTCTTTGGATTCGAGTTTGTCGATTGCTCTTTGACGGTAGGACAGGAGTAGGTCTGACTTAGCGTCGCCTGCCGTACTCACGAGCCACAACTGAGGGTTATTTCTTTCGGCCATGGTGGGAGCCACGGCGGATTCGACAACCGCGGTAGGGATAAAGGCCGACTCGTCGCAGAATGCCATGGAAATGGAGAAGCCCACACCGGCGGATTCGTTAGCGGCATGGATTAGCCAACGGTCGCCGGAGGGTAGTTCTATGCCGGCAGACTCATTGCCCCACCGGGCTGCCTTCTTCCCGTACTTGTTTACGGCCCACAAGCCTGCCGGCCTCATAACCTCCATAGCCGTGGCGCGCTTGTTAGCGATATGGAGAATCGTTTGGGGCTCACCGAATAGGTCGGCATGGTGAAGCCGCCACATGCAGAGTCCTCTACTGAGCACCGATTTTCCGGACTGACGTGAAACCGTTAGTACGACTGTGGGCCATAACAAGGTGCCTTCCGCGTCATGCTCGAGGGCCCGGTCTAGTGCGTAAGCCTGCCAACCTCTCAATTTGAGGTCGAATACCTCCTCTAGCCACTCTCGAGCCCCTGGCCCATAGGAGCCCGCGTAGTCTCCGTTCCGCGGCGTTTCCAATCTGGGCAATACAAACCCGTCCGGGTGAAGTTTGGCCGCCTCCGTCCGTTCTAGGCCCTTCCTAGGCCGTTCTTGGTCCCCTGGGGGATAAGAGCGAGGGGCGGCGGGAGTGGAATCTGGTCTGTCTGAAGAACGCGAGCCTCGAGAATTTGCTGCGCGTTTCGCTGTCGCTCGAGCCGAGCCGAGTCGGCCGCCGTGAGATTTATTGCAGGAGAGATGGGCAATTCCGGCAGCGTCGAGGGTCGGTGCTATTTCGCCGGTTTCTGCTAGTGGTGGTTCGTGGTCTGCACTTGGGCCGTCAGGGTGTGAGCCGGGCAGTGTCATGTCGACCGGATAGCCGCACCGAATGCAGACGGGTTCGCATTTGGTTAGGACTTCTTTCCTCCACGTTTTATATGCGCTGCTCGAGCGTAGCCCGCTCATGACTTGCGGCCGGCCAGGATGCGGTGAACCGCCTCTACCGGGTAGCCCTTCTGTCGGGCCTGGCAGGCCATGAGCCAACGCTCGTGCGTCTCTGGCCGGCAGAACTGACAGGGGCTCGTGTGGTCTGTGTCTATCCATCCGCGATAGCAGATGACGTGGCCGCAGTTGCAGTTGGCCTTGCGGCAGTGTGCGTCAATTTCTTGTGGTGTGTGCATTTAGTTTCCCCTCGGGTTGGGCCACTCGCCCCGGCTAGTCCCTGCGGGCCGAGCCGAGCGGCCCCTTGTGGTGTGGTTGGTTGTTCCCCGTATCTTCCTCAACTCTTGCGAGTCTGCATCTACTCCGCCAACCAGGGTCCATTCTGGCATGGGACAGTCCCCCATCTAACGGGTGTTTACCCGGTGATTAGCCGGGCTCCTGTAGTGCAGGTCATGGCGTGGTCGAGGCGGATACTCGAGAACGCTCACTGTGTGGCTAGTTACTAGCCTCAGGGTGACGCTCGAGGTAATCCTCCCATAGAACCTTGGGAATTCGGCCACGCTTGCCGACCGGATAGCCATTGGCTCGAGCCCACTTACGAACGTCTGCACATGTGGCAATCATTGTCCGGCTCCTTCCGTGAACGCCTCAACGGTAGTCGATTCCTGCATCTTCTCAATAACGTCGGACGCTTGCTTCTTTGTCAGGTCATCAAGGCTCGTGACCGTATCATGATTAGCCGCCATGAGACAGGCATTGACTAGGCCCATAAATTCCTCTTTGGTCTTAACGCCTAGGTCTTTCGCTGTCCCACGTATCTTGCCCTTCTGTGCAGTTGAGGCAGGGTCGCCCCCGCTGTATACCTTGGGGCTGCCCGGGTTAGTCGGTACAGGCTGCCCATTCGGGAAAGTCTCGACCACGGGTTGAGGCTTGTAGAACGGGTCATCTTCTGGTGTGCCCTTGAGCCGGTCGGCCTTAGTCATCTCGGTCATAGATGCCCGGAACTTTTCCTTCGAGTAGCCCGCATTGGCTAAGGCCCTGCCCAAGCAGGAGGTCTCACAATTTTCGAGGGCTGCTGTCTTATTGACAGGCGAGCCTCCTACAACTTCCTCGGCGTAGCCGTTGGCTACGAGACGGTCGTTAATCCACACCTCGGCCTCCATGACGTATTGCAAGGGCCTTCCGGACTCGTCTCTGATTACGTCAATGAGGCGGGTGTGTAACCGGCCGTCATCCTTGTGCTCTGCCCAGAACTTATGAATACGAGTATCTACGGTTTCGTATTGTGCGAGATCAAACGCCATGGTTAACCGCCATGATCTCGAGGCACTGCCATGAGCAGAAGTGCATGGGAATGGCCGAACGTGGCGAAAGCGTCAGATATGCGCCTTCGTGCATGAATTCGTGGCAGTGATTACATTTGTAAACGATCATTTTGTTTCCCCTTAGTTTGTTTAGAGTCCTGCGTTTTCGATTGCCCCGCAGATCGCCATGACTCCGGCGATTAGTGAGGCGATTCCCATTCCGAACAACATACGTATAACACTTTGGACTGACATTTCCCCTACTTTCCTGGTGTGCAGTTCCAGCGGCCGCCGGCCCAATGATGGGCCCCTGACCATTTTCCCCGGTGATTAAGTGTTTCGACCATAGCCGCAATCTGTAGATTTCTAGGCCATTTGTGCATCTCCACGGTGCGGAGATAGGCGGCGAAGTTGCGTGGCTTAGGGTGCCAGGTCTTAAGCCAATCGAGCATGTGCCAAGTCGAGCCGTCCGTGAGGGCGTCGTTAAATTGGAACATTCCGAAATATCCGTTAGCCCGGTTAGTGCTGCGCGGGTTACTGTGCGATTCCCGCTCGGCCACGCATTGCACGTAGGCGGCCTGGTCGGGCGGTATCACGTAAGTTGGGCCGGCGAGCATTGCTGCGGCAGTTACCGCGGCGATAATCAAGCCGTCTCAATGATAGTTACGGTAGACGAAACGCGAGTACGCGTGATTGCTTCCACGCTGTCGCGGTTTACTCGCCTCTGGCCGCCGGGCGTCCTATGACCCTCAATGATGCCTAGGTCTAGGTATCGCCCCACGGTGTCGGTTGAGACGCCAAGGATTTTGGCAGCCTCTCCCGGTGTAATAATTTCGCTCATCGTTTCCCCTTTCGAGGTAGAACGTTAGCAGGGTTTACGCGGTTTGCGCGCTATTTCTTGGGCGTGTTGAGAATTGGTAGCGGAAACTTCTGGGCATTGTTCTCGCCCTTAGTGGTGAAACTTACGTGTATGTGATGAGTGTGCCCCCAAGGGCCTTTTCTCCATGTCCACATGGAATTAGCGTACGAACCTGACGCCAATTTATTATTAAATACTACGTATTTGATTCGGTTAGCCCCCGGCAATCCGGAAGCCGCATAGGCAACAATCTGATTAGCAAGCCTCTGTGCTGCTGTGGGGTCGCTGGGGTCTAGGTCGGCGTCTATGTCTAGGGCGTGGACGATGCCCCTCGAGTCGGGGTTATGGTCGCTTACTCGAGCCGCGTGGGCCTTGTCGCCTATCCAACCATCTGCGCTCTTGTCTCTGCGCTTGTAGCGGGCGTTTATTTGATTGCGGAGCGTGACGCCACCGGCGACTAGACGCGCCATTATTGCTCTCCCTCAATCTCGAATTCGTGCATAGTGGCGATTTCTTCCGGCTGTGGCTTCTTGCCAATGCCCATGCGAGGGTCATCTCGATTAAGCATATTTATAGCGACTGGTACGACCGCGCTTCCAATAGCCACCACGAGCGGGTGAACGTCGGCGGTGACTAGCCATGAGAGCAACGCGCCCAAGGCCGCTCCAATGATTGCCTTAGTAGCCGTACCTTCCCAAGTACGTGCGAGCCACTTGCCCATGACTAGCCACCTTTCTAGAGTCTAGATGCCAGTTCGTCGAGTTTGGCGGATATGTCGGCCAGGCTAGAGCCGCCGTTACGGTAGCCCGGTTGGATTGTCTTAGTGTATTTCTCTAGTTCCTGACGGACTACGGCGCGCACAAGCCAGATAATGCCGGCGAGGATTGCGGCGAGAATGGTGATAATGCCGACCGCGAGGCCAACAACGTCCGTCCACTGCATGAGCCCAGGCTAACGATTCTTTAGACGCTGGAGCACGATTGCCCGCGCTCGGTCGGTTGAGGTTGCAGCCTTGGGCGCGGGCTTCTTGGCTGTGCGCTTCTTGGGCTCATCTAGTGCCTCGATGATTTCCTCGGCCTGCTGCTCGCTCATGCCACGAGTCCTGGGTACATGACGGCAATCATCGCGTCGGTAAAGCCGAGGCTCTTTGCGTGTGCGATTGCCGCTGCGCGGGCTGTGGCCGCGTCGGCTTCGGCCTTGGCCTTAGCCTTTTCGGCTGCGGCGTTCGCCTTGGCGTCTGCCTCGATCTGTGCGGCTTCTTCGGCCGTGAAATCGCGCTCGGTGACCGTGGGCGGGTCGGTGGTGTAATCGGTTTCGATGACGTCAGCCATGATGCTCCTTTACGAGGTCTTGTAGCCGTAGACGCGCAGTGATCCGGTAATTGTTCCGCTGCCTGGGTAAATCGTGAAGCCGTCGAATTGAGTTGAATTGAAGAACGCGCCCGAGAATGAGCCAGCGGCTTGTGAATAGGCGGTAAGTCCAAGGAAGGCCGTATTCTCTGCAACTTGTGGACCCATGACATCCATGGATCCCCAGGACGGAGAGGTTCCTGCATCGGTAGAGGTAATAGTCCACGCTGTTTGGCCGGATGCGCCACTGGCTGTTCCGCTTCCCGCATAGTTTCCTACGGCTTGGGCCCACCAATAGTTGATAGAACTATTATCCGTTCCAGATACGCGCAAGCGCATGGCGGTAGTTACGTTCGCTGACGGGTCTGAATCCCATAAGACTCGATAGTTTTTGTAAGCCGATGTGAAAACTCCATTGAGGGAAATGGAATTAACTGCGCTGAAAGTAACGGCCCCACCAGATGCGCTAGCACTTCCTCCGCTGTTGGCGATGGAGGTCGGTGTAACGATTGCCAGTCCTGGCGCGGTGGCGTTTGGTGCGATTGAGTACCAGGTCGTACCCGAGGCTACGTAAACGAATGAGAGGCCTTGATATTGGGCAGTAGTGACAGTCGTCCCGACGATAGTTCCGCCGCTCACAGTGAGGGCTCCTGCACCAATTTGCGCAACGTTGACCACCATGCCGTCCACCAGGCTCGAGGTCGGCAGGGTAAAGGTGCCCGGTGAAGCAGAGTTATATAGGAACTTATTACCGCCGAGGATGTCGGCCACGGTGATCGTGTACCCTGCGGTCTTGACCAGGCCAGGGCCGCCGGAGGCCACAACGTCGACCCGATTCGCGAGTGCGAGTGAGGCGGTGGGGTAGTTGGCTACGAGGTCGGTAGAGGTTACGTACGTCGAGCCGCCGGTAGTTGTCGCCATGCTGTGCCCTTTCTAGGCCGCTAGTAAATCGTCGGAAGTTACCACGTTGTACCAGATGATTTCCTCGTTTACGTCTCCCCACAATAGCGCAGGGTCTACGTCTCCCCAGGTAACCGTCTGGAATGAGTAACGCGGGTCGGAAATGGACAGGGTGAGAATATGCTGTCCGGGTGTGTAACTTTCTGACCATCCCTCGACTATTCCGAGGAATTGGCTAAATGGTGCAGGCTCTGGCAGGTTGCCGACTATTACGGTTGAGCCGGAAATGAGGTTGAGAACTAGGTTACGGTCGGGCTCACTCAACTGGTCCACGTAAATAGAGATATTGCCCAGGTTCCATAATGGGAAAGCCTGTGCGAGGATGATTGCGGCCGCTCGGCT